TCAACCCAATTTGTCGATTAAGGTTCTATAAATATTTTTAATTCCAGCCAACTCCTCCTCGGTCTTTATAAGCGATTGAAGCAAGTTATTAACCTCGGCGGCAGTCACAACAGACTGAAGCTCATTAGTAGGCGCTCCCTGAGTATAATCTGGATACTCATTCTCATAAAAGCCAGAGATTTGGCCAGCAAGGGCTTCATCACGTTCCTTAATGACGGCTTGAAGAGTACCTTCATAGGTGTCTTGAAGCTTCTCATACTTTTCAATAAGAACCTTGGCTTTCTCCTTATAATCACGGTAGCTTTCTACCAGATTATTAGCGTTCTCTAACTTATCAAAAAGATCAACAATTCTTTCATCAAGAACACGAATTGTGTCATTCTTTTCACTAACAACTTTATTAAATTCCCCTAAAACCTTTCCTAGAAAATCAACTTGATTTTCTAGGTCTAAAACATAACTCATTTTTCTCTCCTTCTCTGTTAAAATAATTATCCCCCCATTTCTGAGGGGAGAAGTTGTTTCTTTTAGGATTTCTTAGCCATTTCAAGAGCCAATTCGAAAGCCTGATTTTTTTTATCTTTAACGGGGCCATACCAGAAATTTTCAACACGAGCTTCTTCAGTGCGGCCCATTAAATGATCAGTGACATAAGAAATTGAGTTTGCTGCTTGCCACCACGAACCAGGAGCAAATTCCACACCGGGCTGATGGATAAGTGCAAGCTGCGCCAGATTAGCATTCTTGCTGACCTTGCGCTTGGCTTCAACCTTCTCCTTGACAACCTGAACCGGGAAAACCTGATTGAAATAATCAGCAACGGTTTCCTCGGTGTAACGCTTCGAACCGAGGAAAGCAGCCGCCGCCTCATAGGCGTCAAGCTTGGCTTCGGCGATCTTAAGGGTTTCCTTAGCCTTGGCGGCATCAAACACGACGCGATGGGAAACCTTGAAATAATTCCCCTTGCCGCCCAGAGCCATCGTGAGAGTGTTGTTACAAACCACACGAATGGGGGTGAAACGAACATCAATCGTCAGACCATATTTGTGGGAATTGGTGAAAAGCAGATAAGCCTCAACCCGATCACCACCAAAGAGGGTAAAGCTCTTGCCAACCTTAGCCAACGCCCAAACCAACTGACCACCCTTAAGAGAGCCGGCAGTCTCCATGGTCATCTGACCAGCATCAATAAACTCCTTGAAGAACTTGAAGGCTTCAGCATTTTGAAGCGGTTCCCAATCTTCGCCGACGATATCCAAAACCTTGTTATCACTAGTGCGAAGAAGGGCGGCGCTACCCTCGACAAGAATTTCCACGCCGGAATAGTGGGTGAAGATAGCTGCCTTGGCTACGGTCCAATCGCAACCAGCCGCAATCATCATTTCCTCGGAAGAGAGGTTATTAGCAACCTCAATACCAAGGCCATGCCAGGGCTTTTCATTGGTAAAAGCCATGTTTTCAATTTCATGGGACATTATTAAAATCCTTTGAATTTCTGAAAGGGCCATTCCCTTTCCATACTCAATTTATAACTCATAGTCAGATTTCAGTCAAGCACTATTTTCAAAAGCTAATTAAATAAATATTAAAAAAAGGGGAAAAAGCATGTACTCAGAATCAGTCTATGCCGGCGCAGACTTTTCATACTCAACAAATGTGGCATTATCTAATACCATGTTGTGGACGGCCAATGCTTTTCTCACCACACTAGATTTGCTAGATGTTTTTACTGGTAATTCAGAAATTGGTCTCTTGACAGTCAACCTTACTCCTATCGTTAATAATACACCCAACTCTGTTAATATGACTCTTACCCTTACCGCACCAGGAAATACAACTGCACAATGGTTGACCAACTCTGTAAACCCAAACGAGAGAGTCCTTTATCTCTTCACAAAATTCACTTCAAATGGTGGTAATATTTCCTATGGAAACACCACAATTCTGCGCGTGAAAGCCACGCTAAGCAACTAAGATTTCTATCTCTTCATCTTCATTATCATTAATAGGATTCAGAGAGGGCATTGTAAGCTCCTTTAGATCAAATAGAGCATCTGTTGGCTTGTCGGCAGGCTGAAATCTCCAGTCTTCAAAGAGCATATTCATAATTTCCTTGAGACGATAGAAGGTTGTCTCTCCGATATAAACCGTGAAAATTACCGTATATAAAGAGCCATTCTTGAGATATATTTCTCTGCCATCACTTTTGATGCATTTAACAATTTCTGCCATAATTTTACCTCACTGCACATTATAATTATCAACACTATCTTGTGGTTTTTGAGTTTCTGACTTAGGAACGTATTCGTTGCTTTGTGGCGCAGCAGTCTCCACATGAGGGGCAGTATCACCATCACCATAATAAGAACCATTCTCAAGAAATTTCAGGCCCTTCATGATGCCACCATTTTTGTTCATAGCGTCATTCAACTCATCAATAAACTTCTGGTTGTAATTCATAACATACAATCTTACAGGATTTTCATCTAAAAGTAAATAGATTTTAGAATGATCGTCTGAAACAAATCCATACTCGATAGAGACCTTATAATCCTTCCATATATGATGGGTATAGAGAGGAATATTATAATCTAGTGGCTTGGGCGTTCCCAAAAGATTGGCAATCGTGATGTAGGAAAAAATAAGAAAAACCACATTCAACACCACCAAAATATATTTGTGCCTATAGTTATCCAGAAACGACGCAATAAGAAATAAGGAGGCAAATATTCCGAAAACAAAAATTGGTGTTAGCATTATCACTTGCTCCTTATATAGATATTTCTCGAATTAATCGATCTTTCATCAAGACGCCCATTAGCGTCAATCACAAAGTCAAACATGGTCTTCTCTTCGCCCTCCACAACATCAAAGGTGCCACGCATAATCTTAACACTCTTATCTGGATATTTGATTCTGATAATCATCACAGCTTGAATTATGCTTTTATGATTAGGATCAGGAGGGTTTGTTACTTCATGATCAGAAAAATAATGAACGTTAAAGACCCACTCGCCATGATAAGGTTGATGGGCGCACATAACCTCCATATTAATCTTTTCTGGGTTGTTATAGAAACCAACCACATCGCGATAAAGGTCTAGACCATGACCATGCATGTTAGAATACCCAATACCATGTTCATCTAGGGGAGACTTGCCCCAAAGGTCTAAGTCAACATTTCTGTTATTATCCCAATATAATTCAGCACAAACGCTTCCAAGCATCTTACTATCATCAGAATCTTTATGTGTCTGAATTGCAATCATGACAAATAGCATGAATAGAAATGCAGCAAACGAAATCATAATATCGGCGAAAGCTATACCAAATAGCGAAATATCATTTTTATTATTTTGCATTTTTGCTCCTTTCTATATAAGCTAATCTAGCTAATCTCTTTTTTTCCTTTGTAATATCAGAATCTTTCTTTCCTTTACGATAAGAATTACCTAAAAGAGATTTACTTATATTATGCTTATGTTGATCTGAACAACATTTTCCCTTTTTTGCTATAGACATTTTCTCTCTAGTTTTTTCAGAAGCATGTTTACCAAAATTAATATTATTTTCTCCTGCGTGTGATTTACTCATTTTCTCTCTAGTTTTTTCAGAAGCATGTTTACCAAAATTATGATTGTTTTTTCCTATATTAGCCAATCTAATTTTTTCTATAGTTTCTGCTGTAAATGGTTTTCTAGGTTTTCCCTTAAGAGCTTTACTTATCTTTTTTTTACTTTCTTCTGAAAGATGTTTTCCTTTCATTGAGCTAGTTTCATGATAATGAAAACATGAAACATTATAATATTTTTCCCCTAAGTTTTCCTCTTTAATTAAAGACAAATATTGATATTCTTTATACCATAAAACTGTTTTATCGTTACACTTAAATAAAACTCTTCTTTTAAAATCTTGTGGTCTTTTTCTGTAGGCTTTTAACATCCAAACAGAACCACAAATATATCCATCATCTTCTCTTCCCCAATGTCCACCTATATAATAACGTTTATATTTTCTGTCTCTCCAAATATAAACAAACCCATATTTCATTATTCACCTTCTGCTAGGAACGAATTTAGGCGAGTCCAGAGATAGGCCACAACTGCCAGGGCGGTCGTATTAAAGAGGGTCAGAGAGCCTTCCGTCATCAACCTCAAAACCTTCTCAACATCAGACAAATCCTGAATAGATTTAACAAGATGGCTGAAGCCGATTAGCGTTCCAAGAATACCAAGATAGAAAAGCTGGCCAACAATATAATTAAGATACTTAGAAATAGGCATCTCAGTTTTACGCATATAGCGATGAATACTTAGATCACATTGATAAGTTTCCCAGATGCGAAGCACAACATTAATAGACATAATGCCTGCAATAATATAGGAAATATGAGTAATGTCATCTGAAAAGAAAGGACCAAGATAGCCGTAAATAAAGCCTACTATAATTAAAGAAAAAATAAACAAATTAACAAAAATTAGCTTATAGGTATTTACAAACATTCATGATCCTTTCAGGTTTTTGATATTTATAGAACTAGTAGTTCCACTTTAGAAGGTTTCCACCAAAAAGTTCTCTTATCTTGTCAACATTCGCCTGTGAGCCGGTATTCTTTTTAATAATGTTAATAAGCTCTTCTCTAACTTGTTCTTTAGAAGGATTTTCCCCAAAGAAACGAAACACTAAAGCGCGAAGGTGTCTAGAATGATTAAACGCATCTGCATAACGAATAGCATAATCCTTACGATCAACTTTTCGCCATTGAACAAGACCAATTTCAGCCTGAAAGAACCCAATAGTTCTATTGAGATTTTCCCAGAATTGCTTTTCAAACGCCTCAAACTTAGCACGATCAAGCTCAGACAGAAGTACACGGAAATCGTCGGCGGTCCCATTTGTAAGGATTGCCACCACATTCTTTTCGTGCATCAGGTCATCCTTGGACTTATGAAAGAGGACATATTGATCCGCCTTCACCTTAACCATGCTGCCATCGTCCCAACGCACAACAAAGCCTTCTAGGCCCTCCAATGGCTTGGTAGCATCAACAAGCTCCTGCATAGACTTAACGTTGCCAGGATACTCCTTAACAACCTCAATCTTAAATTCCTCTCCAACATCCACCAAATATTCATAGGGCAGATATACACCAGTGATGTTATTACGAATAGCCAGGAGAACCAAACGATCTTCTGGATAATCAATAACAATGCGGTTCTGGCGACTGCACCATTCAAAAATAGGAGTGAAGGCGTCATTTATCATCAGAACAGCAAATTTAGCATATCCTGGATGCGTTTTAACAAATTCCTCAATCTGAGGCGTCAGGAAGGTTACACCAGCCTTACTCCCCCAGGTCAACATTCCATTAACAGCCATAGGGGTAATAATGCTTCCGTCAAGCTTCTCCAAAATCCAATGTGGCTTGGAAAAATCAAGATTTTCAACAAGGGTCTCTGGGCGCTCATTCACATTAAAAAACTTATGAAGGCGACGCACCATGATACGGCCATCAGCATAAAAGATTATGCCACGGCATTCCTTCTCCACAGGATTATGGAAGGTTTCGGGAGTGCTGAGAATATAATCGATGACGATATAATCATCCTTGTGGTTAACACAAAAATTATCATTCCCCATAATATGAGGGAGAACATCGTCAATAGTTCTGATAATAGGAAAGGCCATATAATTCTCCTTAAATCTTATAATAAATTATTTCAGAGAGAATGTCAAGAAGAATTAACGCGCATCTCCTATGCATCCACAGGAGTTAAAACCTTATAAGGATTATCTTCCTTATCGATTGACTTATCATAATCACCACTCTTAATCTTTTCTAGCATACCATTAAGAATAGCAATATCATCACCCTCTTCATTATTAACAATTGGAGCAAATCTTCTAGCACGAAACGCATATTCTAGACCAGCATCATTAATTTTTCCAATTATTTCCTTAAGACACACAAGAAGAATATCCTTAAATGGAACAATATGAACTTTTCTGAGTGTATAAATATTACCTTCAATCAGATCAGGTTCAAATCTTCCAGGAAAAACACCCTCGGCATCAATACAGATGACTCTATCACCCTCATTAAAATCCCACATTCAAATCTCCTTAATAAATAAAAATGCTAGTCGCGATACATCAATATCCACTAGCTCTAACGACGAGAGGAGTCTATTAGCTAATGATTATTTATCGTATCACAAGCACCATAACACAAAAATCCTATATCGGTCAAACTATTTTTAATCTTGAAAAAAGATGGAAGCAACATACACAAGAAACTCCTAACACACATTTTCATAAAGCAATTCATAAATATGGTGTGGAATGCTGGTCTCTAGAAATTCTTGAAAATGTAGAAAATATTAATTTACTTAATGAGCGCGAAATTTATTGGATTGAATATTATGATACATTTAAAAATGGATATAATCTAACTATAGGCGGTGATGGTATGAAAAATTACAAGCATTCAACAGAAACAATAGAAAAAATGAGGCAAACTAAACTAGGTAAAACATTTACTGATAAACATAAGCACAATTTGCGTCAAGCTAAACTAGGTAAACATTTATCTACTGCCCATAAAGAAAATATTAAACAAGCTAAACTAGGGGAAAAAAATCCTATGTTTGGTATAGATATTACAAAGGAACATAGAAATAAATTATCAGAAGCAAAAAAAGGTAATAAACATAATAATTATGGCAAACATACATCAGAAGAAACTAAAGAAAAAATTAGACAAGGAATGTTAGCATATATAGAAAGAAAAAATAAAATTATTTAGTTATAAATTAGTTTTTTATTTTATATTCAAGAGCTTTATAACTATAAGGATGAACATTATCATGCCCAGGTACAAAGTCAACCACCTTATCACCATGAGTCGCCGCCACTTGATGGACAATCTCCTTGGCATGAGGATTGACAGGTGCAATGAGGATTGCACGAGCCTGAGGATATCTATTGCGACTCGCCAACACATTCTGATAGAGAGCCGGGTTATAGGGATCGTTCGAGCCGGAAGAGATATAAACCGTATCGAAGTTTCCACCATACGCATGGGCCAGAATCCAGGCCGAGGACATACCAACCTTGGCAATCACCGTGCAACCATGAATAACCGAAGACAAACCTACAGCAATACTGTCACCTAAAATTAAACAACTCATATTTTCTCCTTTTCTTAACAAATATTAAAGTGGCGGGAGTACGGGGATTTTAACCCCTGCTGAAATAACACAAATATCATGATGACCTGATGCAGCAGCCTCTCCAATTACATAGGAACTAGGAACACCTTTTACCGCTCTAATTTCTGCACAATGCAAAGCATAACCTAAACCTGGGCCAGTTGCGATACTGTCACCTATAGAAATACAATCCAAACTAATCATATCCACTCCTTCACTGTTTTACAAACATAAACTTTAATCAACTTTAATAGCTGAACCTCTTCCAAATCCTTACTAAGATTATCCAATTTTAGATAATTAAGTGCTTCTTCTTCTAAAACAAATGGGCCACTAAAAATGTTAGTCGCCTTAATATGAATATAATATTCAGTATCATGATTCCATGAAGGATTTTCTAGATCAAAAAACTCAGAAGCTCTTTGAAAGCCATCCTGTTTAGCTTCCTTATAATAAACACGAATCCAGAAATCTTCATCGATATCAAAATCTTCTGCAAGCTTATACCATACACCAACATCAAGATATTCATGCTTCTTAATACACTTAACTCTAATACCCTTTTTCAATACAGTCATATTTCTCTCCTTTTTTAAGATGCGGGAGTTATGGGATTTTAACCCATGTTGTCGCCTCGACAGGGCGATGCTTTAGGACAGGCTAAGCTAAACTCCCATTAAAACTAGTTGGCAGACCTTGAGTCGAACAAAGATCACAGAATTATCAATTCTGGGCTCTACCGTTGAGCTATCCGCCAGCAGGGGAGCTAGGATTTGAACCCAGGATCGCGGATTTGGAGACCGCTGCTTTAGCCCATACTAAGCTACACCCCTAAAATCGTTATTTATTTTACTCAAATGTCAACAACTGATATTCTTTTAGGTGCTTTCTTTTATCTGCCCTAACTGGGTGGATACCGATAGCAATGGCCCTATCGATATCAGGCTCATAAAACCTCTCCACATTATAGCCATCCATAACTAATTTACCAGCAAGATGTTGTATTGAATAGCCTTCTGGAACCTTGCAAATCTGATAATAAATCTTATGAGCATTAAACTTAGGATTCATCTTTTGGCCAATTACCATTGCAACATGAGCAGCTTGCACCAATTGATAAATTGGGTCTGCATATCTCTGATTCACCCATATATAGCAGTAGTATCTATCTCTTTTCTTCAAAACAACCTCTTATCCTTCATAATGGTAATTAATTTATACATAAAACCACTTAATGTAAGCTTTAAGATACATTAAGGTAACTGGTAGACAGTGAGAATTTCGAAATCTCGACCCTTGGTATGTAACACCAATGCTCTGCCTCTGAGCTAACCGTCTATGGTCCCGAGAGACAGAATCGAACTGCCTACGCGATGCTCTTCAGGCATCCGCTCTACCAGTGAGCTACACAAGGGATAAATTATTTATCAATATATTTTCTAACCTCTACAGCAGCAGCAGCAAAAAGCTCCTTGGATATTTTGAAATCTTCTTCATATCTTGGGTTATCTGTTTCATCAAATATGACTTCCTTAATACCAGCTTGAATTATAGTGCCAGCACACCTAGAACATGGATAAAGTGTCGTATATATTGAAGCACCATCGCAAGCTATACCATATCTTGCGGCAAATACAATAGCATTTTCTTCAGCATGAATAGTCCAAGAATATTTCAATGGTCTTTCATGTCTTTCAGGAACATCATCATCAACACCAGAAGGAAACCCATTATAACCAGTAGATATAACACGCTTATTTTTTACGATAACTGCCCCTACTTTAGTAGACTTATCCTTAGATTTTGTAGAAGCATGACGCGCAAACCCAATAAAATAATCATCCCATCCAACCGATTCGCTCATCTCACTCTCCCTTGCTTGGCGTCACCGCGTTGAGGGCGGGGGGCAGAGAGGATGGCGTCAGCTTCTTGTTTTGGAAGATCGCCTATATGACACCACTCTTCACCATAAGCAGAATACGACTCGCAAACTGCCGCAGCGAACAGATCGCTCAGATTAGTCTTGCTCATCAACATCTTCTCCCCTCAATTCTGCCTCTCTTACTATCACCATCTCATACAAAGACGTAATTTTATATCCCATTGCGCTAATCTTGGAGCAAAGAGAATTATCCCCAGAAAAAGAAATTTTTCCCTTGGCACAAGAGTCAATTAATTCTTCAATCGTAGAATTTCGTGCCTTAAAAACAACTTCAACCATTTAAAAACTCCTTCAATCCATATTCTTCCTCATAACGATCACAAAGAGATATTGTCGCCTTAGAAAGTGGAACATCCGACAAATCCCTCTGTGAAATTTTCGATCTTACTTCATGCAACCCGATGCAATTATAAACATTATCATCCTCTGGATAGTAATTGTAAATGTTGTCAAAATTATGATCAAATTCTTTAAGGTCAAACAACTTATATATCTTCTTAAAAACATTCCTGGTATCTGTGATTAATTCCTTATAGGAGACAAATAACGCATCAGGAGAGTTTTTCATATAAGTAAATTCAGAAAAGGCTTGAAGAGCATACATAATAGGATCAGTGTTAGGTTTCAGAAGCTTATCTTCCTTTAGGTCGGTCCAACCATTTTTTTCTCTTATATAAAGAAATGAGTGAACAATTTCTTGCAGGGGTCGATAAAGAACAACAACCTTGGGAGTAGATGCAAAAAGATTCTTAGCCATCTTCCAATTATCCTTGGCAATCCAAGTTCTATTCTTATCTAAAATAAATGGCTTGTGTATATCCTTATAATAAACTTCAGGAACCGACTGAGCAAGATACTGCACAATATTCTCTTTATAATTAGCCTT